GACTTCTTCGGGATGACGGCCTCTCCTGCCTGCAGGATCGCCATTTGCTCGTCTGCTAAAAGACCGCCTGAATGATGCTTTTCTGTTGAAGGCCAGCTTTCACTAAATCTCTTATCGAATAAAGACCCATGATGTCCTAACGACCTAGCGAGTTCCTTTTCAAATTTCACTGCTTTCTTAGGATATGGAATAGAAGCTACTCCAGGAAGCATTGATAGCCAAGGAGATTGTCCGGTACCTACTCCAGACAACGCCTTCATTATTCCTCCATACGCCCCTACATCAAATTCGCCCGCATGTTGCCTTAATGGAGAGGTCATGTGTGGGTCGGATGTAGTGTGGAAAATACTCCCAAGTGCAGTAGGCAATCCTCCGGCAAATGAATATTCCAAAACTCTCATCAACTTATCTGATACTCCTCCAGTAAGTAACTGAGACAAATACCTGGGTTCTGCTAGACTACCATATTTTTCATAATAAGATCCTGGCATCCCTGTACTTACGCCTGGTTTAACACCTATTCCGTATTGATTCATTAGTTCAGATCCATAGAATCCTAACTGAGGAACATCCCATTTGCCAATCGGTCCAGATGGAATATTTACATTTGGGAATGTAGGTGTATTATATAAAGATAGCTTTCTCAGCATTGATTCATCAAAATCTTTTCCGGTAAGAGCGCCCTCGTGTAGCCTCGGTATTACATATTCTCCTCCCTGGAGGATGCCTAGGGAAGAACCTGTACCCGGTACGCGGCCACCTGCGTGATACTTCGGAACGATACCACCGGAGTGCCACGGCATCGCACCACCAAAGGCGGTATCGAACATACCTCCAAAGATATCAGATCCGACACCGGAACCACCACCCAATAATCCACCAACAGCACCGGAGAGCATACCCACCAATGGATCAATCACGGACCTCTGCACCAGGGTTCTCGTGATATCCATAGCCATTTGCTTCAGCATATTGCGGAAGGATTCACCGATATTATCGAAGTCCCACATCAGAGCAGAGGCGAAGTCGCCCGCGGTGTTACGCATGGACTGGAACGCATTGTCTGTGATATCTGCCCACTGCTCTGTCTCAGTTCCTAGGGAGTCCTTGAACTCTGCAACACCAATCTCCATCCCCCTCTTCCAGTCGTCTGTATGTCTCTTCCAGACATCGAACCGAGCCTGAATGATTTCCTCTTCGGTGGAACCCATAGCCCGCAGGTGAGCTAGATAGGACTCTATCATTTCATCGGACATCTTCCCATTTGTACCGATGATAGCCTTCCATTTATCCTCTGCAGTCTTTATAGCAACGGCTGCCTCTTCCTTATCCCTGTCTGCCTGTTCTTTCCGTGCATCGTTGTACCATTTATCGGCCTGAGTAATAAGTTTCTTTTCCTCCTCGATGGCCTTCATAGCATCGTCAATAGATTTTTCATAGGCCGTTTTTTTCTTTTTAGCTTCGGACTCAGTATCTCCTAAAAGACCCTCAGTAATAACTGGTGGTTTAGGAACTACAGGAGGTGAAAGTGCCCCCGCCTGTACCTGTTCATCCATACGTTTAAGTGCTAATCTGATTTGTAGATCTGTAAATTCAATGTCTACCTTTGTTTTTTCAAGTTCTTCTTTTGCCCAAATCCTATAAGGATTATTTTCTGAAGCACCTAACAATGCAGCGGAGTCTTTCTTTTCTAGACGTTTACGCTTGGCGACAAGACTTATCATCTGATCAGTTAATTGTTGGTATTCTTTCAAGTCTTTATTATAGGCTACTACACCTGACTGATTGATAAGTTCTGTCATCCAGGTTGCGGTCTCACTTAGTGCTGGCACTAAATGAGTAACCAATGTCATCTTCAAACCGAATACTGATTTATTGAATTTTTCTATTGCATCGTTTGCTTGATCACATTGGTTCGCGAAATCAGTACCTACAACTCCTCCGATTTTCTGTAGTTCATTTCCAAATCCCTCTATTACTGGTCTGCCCTCTTGCATAAGGGATAATAGTTCTTGACCAGATTTAGAGAATATCTCGACAGAAAGTTTACCCTGCTCCGACGAATTCCCTACCTTTGAAATAGCATCCGCAATTTGTAGGAATTGTTCATCCGGGGATTCATTGACTATATCCTTAACATTTATATGAAGAAGTTTTAATGCGTCACCAGCCTTTCCTGTCCCGTGAGCAGCTTGGCCGATGCTCTTCGTCATCTTCTGCAATCCACCTTGCAGAGTTTCTACGCTTACACCAGACAGGCTTGCAGCATATTGAAGTTTCGATAAACTCTCTGTCGTAACCCCGAGGATTCTTGCAGAGTCCCGCATCTTATCGACGGTATCAATGACACTCTTTATTTCTGATGCAATCTTCTTTACAGCTACGATAGAAACAAGTCCCATCATAGCGTTCCGAACATTTAGAAGCGCACCTTTTGTGTTCTTCTCGAATTTATTAAAGACGTTGCTGATAACTTCCATGTCCCGCTTGATTGTAGCGGTATCAGCACCAATCTTGATAAGCAGACTACCTACTACGTTGGCCAAGGTTATAAGCTCCCATAGATGCTTTCATGCGTTCGCCCAAGACTTTCGGATCTGTTTGCTTCGGCTTCTTCTCGTCCTCGTTTTCCAGGCTGAAGAACGCTATCCACTCCGCAATCTCCCTGCTATCCATTTCCTTCATGAGTCGGCTCATTGTGTATCCCAATTCGCGAGCGAGCCTAAACAGAAACCGCTTCTCGGAATTGGTCTTCATTCCCCCTTTATCTGTTCCATGCTCTTATCAGTCATGCCGTTGATTTCTACGGCTGCCGAAAAGATCTTGTTGATAGCTACCGAAGATTTCTCGGATAGCAGCTTGATATCACCTTGATCGAAGATCTGCTTTCCCTTATCGTCCACAAGGCAACAGACGATTAGCCGTTCCATGAAGTCGTCAGCAACCTTTCCCTTCGTGCTGATAGACGACTGGAATGTCTGTCGGTCCCTGGCCGACATTGTTTTGATCCTGACAGATCCACCCCATTCTGGAACCTCGACATCTGTAAACCTCTTGTCGTCAGCCTGAAGAATCTGTTCTTTCGTCAACATGACTTCCTCCCTTATTGAGTTGTCCAGTTCACTTCGCCATCTATTGCTATTACCGCATTCGCTGAAATCTTGCTATCCACTCCAACGGATATAGAATAGTTATTACAATATCCATTGAAGTTGCACCAGGACTGATAAGGGTGTCCGGTAGGAACACAACTATCGGTAAAGATTATTACATAGGCTCTCCTCTGATACCGTTCTACGTCAGACCTCATATTCTTCTGGGAATCTCCAACGTGAGCATCGTAACTCATCGATAGTGAAATCTCTCCAGGTTGTCTCATCATCGTCTTTATACGGGTGACTGTACTATTAACCGGAGTTGCGTCAATAATTCTTGCAGACCCCGATGGACCCGAGAAATCCGTAATCTCATCTATCGTTGTTGAATCAAATCCCTGTAATTCAAGGGTTGTCGTTCTTACCGCTTGGGTTCCATAGATACTGATCCTTGTAGCCTCGACAGCCTTGATTCTATACATGGTCTTCGTCGTAATGTCCTCAACAGCTCCAAGAATCATGCTAGTCGTATCTGTAGAATATCTGATGAACATTCCAGGGCTGAAGTTCAAGGCCCCTCCGCCAGTGGTAGAGAAGTTTATAGCCGATGCACTATCAATCGACGTTGTCGTAACCTGCACGAGTGCCTTCGTAGCCCTTGCAGACCAGACTGTAGTGAGCCTATGGAACTGTACTCCCTGGGATTCGAGCGCCATTAGACGGACACCTTCGTGCTATAGACGACCGGACCGTTGATTTCGATAACCGCATTCGCTGTTACCTTGTTATCTACCGCACCGGAAACCGAGTACTGCATTGCGTATCCACTGAAGTAGCACCAGGACGGATAGGCAGAAGAACCGCTAGAGATATCTGTAAATACGATAGCATATTTCCTTTGCTGCCTAGCAGCTCGATCCGTAAGTAGCTTTGTTTGCCCGTCGTCTGTAGCGTTAAAGTTCATCGTCAGAGATAACTGCCCTTCGTCGCGGAGTCCAACCAGCTTCTCCTTCGCCGTGCTCTGCAAACTAGTGACATCGATGACTTGAGCCGCACCTCCTGGACCTGTAAAGTCTGTAACCTCTCCGATGAATGTGGAGGTATACCCACGGACCTCTGCGCCGGCAGCCGCGCCTATGCTCGTAAACGATCCATGAATGTTTATGACACTCGTACCAGCTCCTGTTATAGACTTGACTCTGTGCATTTCCGTACTAGCACTTGACAGCATAACCCACATAGCCGTTGTGAAAC